ATAAATCAAATCCTGTCGTCATGTGGTCAGGCTCCTGTAACCACGTTGGACACTACCAACCCAGACGTTGCGATTGTATACGATACGTTGCTACAGGTGAATAGAGAAGTTCAAGCTGAAGGCTGGACTTTCAATAAGGAGTATCATGTTGATTTCACCCCAGATGCTAGTAAGCATATTAACATACCAAACAATGTAATCCAATTAAAGCTGACAGAAAATGCAGCTAATATGGAGTATGATGCTGTTCGTAGGAACGGCAGATTATATGATAAAGCACATCATACAGATGAGTGGACACAAGATACTGTAGAATGTGATGTTATTTATGAGTATGATTGGGTAGATCTACCTCAACCAATACAAGACTTTATAACAGCTAGAGCTGCTGCTTTAGTATCTCAAAGGATAGTTGGAGATCCTAATCAATACCAAATGCTTCAACAACAAGAAGCATACCTAAGAGCTATAGCTTTAGAGTATGAAACGCAACAAGGTCAATATACATTCTTTGGTCATCCCCAAGGTCAAACGAATTACTATCAAGGTTACGAACCATTCCAAGCACTTAAAAGATAATGGCAGCTATTACTCAAAGAGTGAGTAACTATTTAGGGGGAGTATCAAAACAATCCGATGATAAGAAGTTACCAAACCAAGTAAGAGAATGTCTAAATGGATACCCTGACCCTACCTTTGGTCTTACTAAAAGACCGGGTTTTAAATGGGTAGCTAATTTAGGTACGGGAACTACTTATGATAATTGTAAGTGGTTTTATATACACAGAGATAATGATGAGAAATATATAGGCTGTATTAAACCTGCAGGTGGCCCTACAGGAGACATAGATATATGGAATGCTACAACGGGAGCAGCGTGTACTGTTACCTATGGTACAGGGGCACAGGCGTACCTTACAGGAGCACGTACAAACTATGATGTACTAACTGTACAAGATACATCTATTGTAACTAATAACCTGCATACAGTTACAGCTTTGGCAGCTCCTACTTATGACACAAAAGCTAGAGCTGCATTAGTATTAACTGGTAATTCAGTAGGTAAATACAATGTTACTATAAGTGATGTAGACGGTAGTAATGCAGGTAGTATAAGTGAATATGATTCACCTGCTACATCTACTTATGATTCATTACTAACTGAATTAAAAACTAGAATAGAAGGTTTAAATATATCAAACTTAGTAGTAACTAAATATGATGATTCTTTACATTTAGTTAGGAATAACGGTGCTACTGGATTTAAAATTACTGCTTCTGGTGGAGTAAGTAATGATAAACTAAGTGTTGTACAGGATGTTGTTGATAATGTATCACAACTACCTTTCAACTCTATACATGGTAGAACAGTTAAAATTGTTAATACTGATTCACTTTATGATACATATTGGGCTAAGTTTGTAGCTGAAGATGGTGTATCAGGTAGAGGTTATTGGGAAGAAACTGTAGATCCTACATTATCTACAGGATTAACTGATACAACTATGCCACATGAATTAGTTAATACGGCTACTAATACTTTCCAGTTCAGGAAAATAACTTGGACAGCTAGGAAAGTAGGTGACGACGTAACTAATCCACAACCCAGTTTTGTTGGGGCTAAAATACAACAAGCATTTTTCCATAACAGTAGACTTGGATTGTTATCTAAAGATAATGTAACTTTAAGTCAGACACAGGATTTCTATAATTTCTATTCTATCTCTGCTCAGACACAGACTGATTCAGATCCAGTAGATTTAAGTTGTTCAGCAATTCGACCAGCAGCACTTCATGGTGTGATTCCTACTACACAGGGTTTAGTCCTATTTAGTAAGAGTCAGCAATTTCTCATGAGTTCTGGTAGCGGAATTCTAACACCAACAAGTACTACAATCAGAACCATATCTAACTATGAGATGGATACAGATGTAGACCCTGTTGATATGGGTACTAATATTAATTTTATAAGTAAAACTCCAGCTTACACTAGAATATTCGGAATGGTCACACGTGGTCAAGACGAAAACCCTCAAGTATTAGATATTGGAAGAGCTGTAAATGAGTGGGTTCCAGCTACAATAGATACGTTTATTGCAAGCCCACAGAATCAGTTCCTAGCTATGTCTAGCCAGTCAGATGATAAGATTTATTTTTATCGTACATATACTGACGGTAAGGAGATGGTAATGGAAGCATGGTTTAACTGGCAGTTAATGGGAACTGTTCAAGCCATGGCTGTTGACTCAGATGAAATGTTTGCTGTTACTAAACAAGGTAATCAGTTTACATTAAGTGTAGCAAGTTTAAGCCAGAGTCCCTCTGACGCTATCATTGTTAATAATGATGGTAGTAGAATCAATCCATGTATAGATCTTTATGCCCCTGCTAGTTCAGTTGCATGGAATTCTGTAGAAGAATTCTCTAAATGCTATATACCTTGGAATAATGTAACTTCATTAATTCCAGTTTTAATTATTAAAGGTTCAACAGAAGGAGGCTCATTCACGGAATCAGGTTTTACAATTACACCTGAAATAATTACTAATGATGGTAACTTTCCATATTTTAAAGTTTTAAATAAAGATTTCACTAGTATTGCAAGTGATGTAATAGTTGGATGGAAATATGATCTAGATGTTATATTACCTAAGACATATGTTAGAACTGATCAAGCACAGAAACTTACAGATTACACTGCTGCGTTAACTGTAGCTAGGATGAAATTTGCTGTTGGCTTATCTGGTGTAATGGGTTTTAAACTTAAATCTACAGGTACTAGACAAGGTAAAAAAGAATATATAGCTGATGGTACAACTACTGTATATCAGTGGACTGATTCTGATTTAAACTATGTTGATAATGATCAAATAAAAGTTAAAATTAATAATGTATTAACTAGTGCTTATACTGTAGATTCTACAGGAGCATTACCTAAGATTACTTTAACTACAGCTTCTAGTGAACTAAAAACTTTAAGTGGTAATGGAAGTACTACGACATTTGATTTAACTTATACACCAAATAATTTAAGTAAAGTTAGAGTTAAGATAGGTGGAGTTCTTCAAGATACTAGTACTTATCAAATAACTAAACAGAATATTATATTCAATTCAGCACCTCCTAATGTTGTTAACAATATACTTGTATACAGTGCTGATGATATAGTCATATATTTAGATGAATGGTATAATCTTAATCCTACACAAATGGCAGATACTTATTTAGCCAGTGATATAGCATTAAGTGATCAATCAGTATTCACTATACCTATACATCAAAAAGCAGATAACTTCCAGTTGAGGGTATTTAATGATTCACCATTCCCTGTGTCTTTAAATTCGATGATGTGGGAAGGTAATTATTCACCAAGATTTTATAAGAGGTTTTAAATATGCCATTAGGATTAGGATGGGCTATAGGTAGTGTTGCTGTTGGCCTTTGGGGTAAAAACAAAGAAGCTAAAGCTGCTGGTAAGCAAGCTCGGAAACAGAACGAAGCAGTTGAAAGACAGCATGAGTATAACTTAAAAGCTTATGATATGAAGGGCGATCAGCTTAGAGCTGAGTATGCCTATAGAGTCCAAGAGACAGCACTTAAAAGACAAAACGAGGGTAATGCAGCAGATTATCGTGATGCGATAAATTCTCAAAATTATGCTCGACAGTTAATGATTAGAAATAGAGAACAAGCTTCACTTGATGCTCAGTTTGAAAGATCTAATGAATTATACGCAGCTAAAACAGGGTATAACCAAAGAGTAGCACAAAAGGCTTTTGAAGATGAAAACAGAAAGCTAGATGAAATACATACAGAAGCTACGTTTGACGCCCAAGAACAAAGAATAAAACATTTACAAGAAGAAGGTAAGATAAGAGCATTAGGTCAAGCAGGTGTATCAGTAGGTAAAACACACCAATCTATTGCTGCTAATTTTGGTTATCAGATTTCTGCTTTAAATCAAGGATTAGAAAGTGCTGGTATGAACCATGCATCAGCTTTAGAAGATATAAAAAATGATAAGTTTTCTGCTGATTTAGCAGCATATGCTGAGAAGATGTTAGACCCCGGCGAACTACCAATGCCTATTGAACCTATTCTAACACCTAGAACTATTTATCAAGACCCAGAACCGTTACAAGACTTCCACTTCGGACCACCGCCAGTTAAAGGAGCTACAGTTGATGTAGGTGCAGCTAAGAGTGCTGTATGGGGATCAGGCATACCAAGTATACTAAACTCTGGATTAAACGCATACAATATGGCATCACAGTGGTAACTAACTATGGCAAAATATAAGAGGCACTCCCAAGGGGGTCGTTTCAGGACAGCTAATTTTGGTGATCTGGGCTTACGAGCCTATAAGGATCAGCAGAATCAGCAGATCCAATCTTTAAAAGATCAAAGCAGACAAGAACAACAAATATCTGAGAGCCACCTCCGAGAGATGCGTGGCTCTGCATCAAGAGAAATTGAGCATAATAGACAGTTACAAAACTTCTATAACAAACGTGATAATCTCACTATAGAGAATACTGAGTTTAGAGGTAAGACTGAATATGATAGATTGATGGGTGAAGCGAAGGAGTATGAAAAGAAGGCTGCCTTTTGGAAAGACTTTTCTGAAACTTATGCTGGTCAATATGTGAAAGCCGCTGGCGGTATATATGATATTGCTGCAACACATCAATCTAACAATCAACTTGATATAATATACAATGATCCTAAGTTTAAAAAGTTTGAAGCCAGTAAATCTAAATTAAATAACATATCTTCTAAAGCACAGCTTGATGAAGCAGTTGCAATACTTAGAGATAAAAAAGCTTCACCTGATCAGAAAAACGATTATTTAGGTCATATAGTTGACTTAGGATTCAGAATGAATCATAAAACTAAGTTAGCACTAATTCAAAGAGAACTGAATCATTGGGATCAAGAGCATCTTAATTTAAGATCTTTAGCTGCTGAAAGAAATTTGCAATGGAGTGCAGATACTGTAGGCCAATTCTACTATATAAGAGCTAGGGAATTACTAAGAGCTTATGATATTGATCCTTCGTCTAAAGCTGGTAGAGCCCTATTAAAAGGTATAGATGACAAAGCTACTGATCAAAGGAATACCCTTAGTGGTGTAGCTAAAGCTAATGCTGACGGATTGAGAAGAGAGGAGCTTAGTGAACAAACTAGAGATCTAGTTGGAAAAGTAAACTATGCGGTCCACAATGGTAAAGTAGTATCAAGCGGTCAAAGTGCTATAGAATACAACAATGATTTTAATACTAGAGTTATATTTGAAGGTAATAGTTACAGATTAACTGAGCAAGGTCAAGTGGTTAAACCTGTAGGAGGTAATGTTCATAATGATATGATATCTATTATGAAGTCTGATATTGAAGCAGGTCGGTTTAAAACTAAAGAACAAGCTAAACGTCATACAATTCTTCAACTTATACCCGGGGCTAAAGTAAAATATGAAGATGATGGTCAAACCATGGTATTCTCAGAAAAAGATACTTGGCTTGGTAAACATCCATCAGTATTAGAAGACTTTGAAGAAGCTTGGGATGCATATGAAAAGAAACAGTATACAGAATTTAAAGAGAAAGAACAAATTAGAGATTATAATGCTACACAAAGTATAAAAGAAAGAGCACTTAATGGTGAAATAGATTTATCAAACAAAAAAGTAATTACAGAATTAATAAAAACTAATTCAAACAATCCAGAAACTGTAAAGTTTTTAGGTAATTTTCAAGTGTACAATGCTTATGATTTGAATGGAGATATTATTACAGCAGATTTAACTCAAAAGTTTAAAGATGGTAAACTAAAACAACTAGAAGAACATCTTACTTTTTTACCTCCTGATGTACAAGATGAGTGGAGAGGTAAATTAGAACAACTAAAAATACTAGAAAGAAACGGTTATATCGGTACTGGATTAACTCAGAAAGCAAAAGGAATCCTTGTAAAAATACTTGGTGAAGAAGCTACAAAACCGGGTAAATTGACTGGAGATCATTTTCAAGAAGTAACTAGTTACATTAAACAAGACATACTAGCTACTTTTAATGAGGTATCTGAGAAGATGCCTGATGCTAGTGAAGCTGATAAAATAGATGCTATGAGAGTTGAGATTCAAAGAAAGATAGATGCTAATGAAGGTGTCTATAGAAGAGGTAACTCTGGTCTTTCAACTGTATTTTTTATAGACCCTGCAGTACCTGAAGTAGGGCAAGAAACTGTAATTTCTCAGCAGCAATTAGATAATGAATTAAAAGGTGGTGTTAAATCTTACGACAACGTAATGAACGGTGTCTTTGAAGATGGTTCAGTTGAATTATCTGATGGTACAAGAGTGAGATTAGTCTCTATTAACGATGCTGATAAAGCTGTACGAAATATTAATTTAGGTGAAGATCCTCCTTTTAATAAAACCATAGACCATATTGTTAAGAATCAACCTATAGATCCTGTAACTGGTACTAAAAAGTACACAGAAAGAGATATATGGAATGAGTACTTTAAAGGTGTAGGTATTGATACACAGATACCTCCTAATGCTGTAGATTTTTCAACTTATAATATTGCTCAATCTCAAACAAAAGCTAACACAGCTAATCTAAATACTAGAAATAAAATAATTGTTGGTGCTTACTGTACTATGGCTGATGAAGGTCTTTATGTACAAGGAGAACCTACTGAAGAGCAAAAGAAAGTAGAAAAGAAGAAAGGGCTATTTAGTCATGACTTCTGGACTATGCCCCATCCTCTAGCAAATTAAAACATATGGCAATAACAAATGAAAATCTCTTTGATGAAAGAGAAGAAAAAGAGGAAGGTACTTTAGTAGCTCAACTACAACCACTATCTGCTACAGATCAAGCTGATACTACATTCAGTGGGGATACAAAAGTACCTCAAACATCTACACCTACACCTCCAGCTGGAAAATTTCCGGGTCAAGGAGGTGAAGGTACTGTTAGCAAAGTTGATCTTACTGACAAAGCTAACGAAGATCAAATGTGGGTTGAATATAATAATTGGAAAAATATAGGTAAATCACCAAACCCACGATTATCTTTAATAACAACTGGTTCTATCTGGGATAAAGATCCAGCATTAACTGAGCAAAGAGAGGCAGCTAAAGAACAATGGTATCTAAAATACTATGGCATGACTCCTTTCCAATACGAAGGTTTAAAAGGTAAAAGGAAAGAAAAGTATGATAACTACTCTGCACAAGGTTTAAATGATACCTTTAGGAATCTAGCTGATATGGGTGCTGGAGCTACTACTGACTGGATGATGGACTACATTGGAGTCCTACCCGGAATGGGTGGTTTAGATAACTACTACGATAAAAAGACAAGATCTAAGACTGGCCTTATGCAAGGTGCTAGAAAGATGTTGTCTATAGTTGTACCCTCTATATTAAGTGGAGGTAAAGTACAGCAACAGTTAGGAAAGCTTCCAGCTGATATGCCTAAGTATCAAAAGAGACTTATAGCTATGGGAGCATTCAGTACTCAAGAAGCCGCAGTTATTGGTCTTAGTGATGTAGGTGAAGATGACAATGCATTAAGAGCATTGAATGATTTCTTTCCCGGTGTATTTGGTCCTAAAGGATGGCTGCCTATTCCTGACTGGGCTAAGACTCTAGATAGTGATAGCCCTAGAGTTAGGAAATATAAGAATATGTTTGATACTGCTGGGCTTAGTGTAATGGGTACTGTATTAGGATCTTTTATACAGCTTAAAGGTGGTAAACGTACAATGCAGTGGCATGAGCCGTTAGATGAAGCAGCTCTTAGGTATAAACAACAAGCAATCGTTCAAGAAGCTGACATTGAAAAGCTTCTTAAAATTCAAGAGATTGATACTCAATTAGCTCTAGGTAGTGATAATATATCTAGTGGTATGCAAGCTAGATTGATTGATGAAAGAATGCGATTGATGTCAGAATTAGATAAAATTGATGATCTTGATGCTGCATTAGACGCACTAGATGATGGTTTTGCATCTGAACGCTCTACAGCTGCTCAAGCTAAACAAGCTGCTGGAGCAGATCCTACTCAATTTGACCCTGATGTTACTCCTATATTGGATGAAGCTGGTAATGCTAGGCAATCTATACCTCCGGGTAATGTAGCTCGTAATATGGCTGATGTAGCTGCCAATAAAACTGGTATATCATCAGGAGATAACGCACCTATTTTATCTGAAGCTATGAGAGCTAAAGGTTTAATGGTCGGTAGTACCTCTAGAGATGCTATTATGGGTGTGGCTGAACAGGCTAGGGATACAGGTAGATTCAATGCATTAGTAGATGGATTCAGATTCTCATCTAAACAGATGAATGAAACTGCATGGGCTATTTACAAGGATATTGTAAACCCTGAGTTATCAGTAGACGATGTTCGTAAACTATTCGCAGAAAACAAAGATACTAAGAACTTCCTTTTAGGTAGATTCCAAGTTGAGTACATCAACGAAGAACAAGCTAGAGCAGCAGCTTTTGCCATGAGAGATCTATCTGATAGATTCTTAGGTAGAAAGATAGCTGAGTCTTCTGCTAGAGTTATGGATACTTTAGGAAGAGAAGCAGCTACACTTGCTGAAACTGTTCAACAACTACAACCTTTTGTAGACGATCCTAGAGCAATGGATCTTATTATTGATAAGATGCTGTTCTTGATGGATGAATATGCTTTGAATAAGTATGTAGCTGGTTCTAGTTTAAGATATAAGAACTGGTTTGATGCTATACCTGAAGATAAGCCGATTGGTGAAGCCATCGAGATATTATCTAAAGAGTTTAAATCTGCTGAGAACGCTATACATGCTAAGAATCTTAAGTTAACTGAAGAGTTAAAAAGATTAGCTGACGAGAATCCTTTAGCTATGCGTCCCTTGATTGATGCATTTGCTCATACTGATGGAGATGTAGATAGTTTAGCTAAGTTAATGAGATGGGCTGCTGAACAAGTAACACCAACTGGTATGCTTAAGAGTCCAGATCCTCAACAACTAAACCTATTTACTAGATCTGCTTGGGGTGTAATATATAATAATGTATTATCTGGTATATCTGCCTTCAGAGCTGGAGTAGGTAATACCTCACAACTTATCCTAAAACCTATTACTGGTTTATTAGGTCATGGTATCTGGGGATTTGCTGACGACTTTGAAGGATTCAAGCGTACAATGTATTACAACGGTGCCGTTTTTGAAACAAATAAACGAGCACTGAATAATGCATATACCATGATGAAGAAAGCTAATGATGATGCTGGATTTATGACCAAATCTTATCGTAAAGACTTCGTGTTTAAAGAAGATAAGGCTTGGGAAATCATGGAAGATATGAGAGGAGTATGGGAAGCTGAAGGTAATATGGGTAGAGTTTATCAGTATGACATGGCTAAAGCTATGTTAGATATGTCTAAGATGAAAGCTTTACGATATGGTATGACTGGGATGGTCTTTACAGACGTATTTAGTCAAACACATCTAGCTCATTACCTATCTAGAACTAGAGCTTATGACGATGTATTTAGTGAATTTGGTTATGCAGATTGGACAAAGATCCATAAAGCTGAGAAGATTCATTATGATTCAATGTTTGATGCTGATGGTTTAATTACTGATAAAGCATTAAAATCTATACAAGGTGAACTAGCCTTGAACTTAGATGATGGAGTAGCTAGCTGGATTAACCAAGCTACTACTGCATATCCTGTTAGTAAGTTTCTGTTAATGTTCCCTAGAACTGGTAGTAACTACGTTAGAAATGCCCTATCATGGACTCCTTTAGGAGCTATACCCGGACTTAATAAGTATAGTAAAACTATCTGGGCTAGAACTGATGATGATATAGCTAGAGCATTAGCAGAGCATGGTATAGACATGGCTACCACTCCTAATGCAAAAGTATTGTTTCAAAACCTAAGAGCTGAATATACTGGTAGGTTAGCTTTTAGTGGTCTATTGACTAAATCTCTATGGGACTATGCTATGGCTGGTAACATAACAGGTAATGGTCATTATAATAAATCACGTAGAGCTAAAGAAAGAGATCAATTAGGATTCGCACCTAAGAGTATTAATATTGGTGGTAAGTGGATATCTTATAAAGGTATAGTAGGTGTAGATCCTGTATTAAGTATACTTGGAGATATGGCATATTATGCTAGAGATCTAGACCAACCATTTATGGAAGATGCTATGGCAAAGGTTATGTGGACTATTTCAGCTACATTCCTTAATGAGACACCTTTAACTAGTTTAGAGCCTCTTATAGCAGCTCAGAGTGGTAACTTATCAAGGTTTAACTCTATCATTGCTAATGCTACTAGAGCTATGATACCTCAATCTGGTGGTCTAGGTGTACTAAATAATGCTATTACAACCACACAAAAAGATATTGAATCTAGTATCCCTAAATATGTTGCTAATAAAATACCTATAGCTTCTAGTTTTTTACCAGAGCAGAGAGATTTCTGGACAGGAGAACCTCTTAATGATATACAGAATCCAGTACTTAGATTCTTTAATGCTTTCAATCCTATTAAAATTAGTGGTACTAATGAGCCTTGGAGACAGTGGTTACTTACTACTGGCTGGGATGGTCTTGGTAGACTAAAGATGGATTCAACTGGATCGTATGAATATACTGAAGCTCAAAGAGACTTTATCTATCAACGTATAGGTCAAATGCAGCTTTATAAAAAGTTGATACCTTTGATGGAAGATAAAGAGTTAAATCGACAGACTGGATTACTACGTTCTCATAGAGTGCAAGGGGGTGATCTTGATAATGATAAGATCAAATTAAAAACTCAAAAACTACCTATCTTTACTAAAATAGATGCAATAGTTAAAGAGGCTCAAATGATAGCCGAAAGAGAGTTTTTAGAAATAAATAAAGATGTACAGAATACTATTATACAACAACAAAAAGTTGATGGGCAAATGAGTAGAGGTGATGTACAAGGTGCATCAGATACACAGAAAAAAGAATTAGAAACTAGAAAACTATTACAAATGGCTAAATAATAAGCACTATGGCTGTTACACAAAATGATTTTACAGGTAACGGGACTAAAGCTACTTATGACTTTACGTTCCCTTACCTGAAGCAATCGGAAATAAAAGTTAAAGTAAATGGTACATCAAGTACAGCTTTTACAGTTCCTACTGCTACACAAATACAATTCAATACAGGAAACGTCCCGGCAAACGGTGACAAAATTTTAATATATAGGGAGACAGACTCCAGCAGCCTAGCAGCCACCTTTTATGCAGGTTCAGCGATTAAATCAGGAGATTTAAACGATAACTTCACCCAAAACTTATTTACTACTCAAGAGGTTGCCGCTAGATACGTCAACAAACTTGGTGGGTCTATTATGTCAGGAAACCTCGAATTAGGGGAAGATGTCGTAATTAAATTTGAGGGTGCAACAGATAATGGTAATGAGACAACAATAACAGTAGTTGATCCTACAGCTGATAGAACTATTACTTTTCCTGATATAACAGGTACAGTAATAACTACAGCAGATACAGGAACAGTTGCTAGAACAATGATAGCTAATGATGCTATTAACGGGACAAAGATAGCAGATGATGTTATAAATTCAGAGCACTATGCAGCTGGATCTATAGACGAAGAGCATATTGGTGATGCTCAAGTAACTATGAATAAAATAGCTGCTGGGTCTATAACATACAGTAAGATAGTTGATGATGCTATTGATTCTGCAAAAATAGCTGACGGAGCAGTTGATAGAGTACACCTAGCTGCTGATATAGTAGATGGTACTAAAATAGCTGATGACTCTATTGATTCAGAACATATAGTAGCTGATTCTTTAGACTCAGAACACTATGCACCTAACTCTGTAGATGCAACTGCTTTAGCACATACTACTGTTACAGCTGGTACATATAGTGCTACTGATTTAACAGTTGATGCTCAAGGTAGAATTACTGCAGCTTCAAATGGTGTTATAGCTAGATCTGAAATAGAAGGTGACGCTATTGATGGTACAAAATTAGCGGATAATGCTGTTAATTCAGAGCATTATACAGACGGCAGTATAGATCATGTTCATCTTTCTAACGACTGTATAGATGGTGATAACATACAAAATGATGTTATAAATTCTGAACACTATGTAGCTGGATCAATAGATGAAGAGCATATTGCTAATAGTCAAGTTACTACAGTTAAGTTAGCAACTGATGCAGTTACTGGAGCTAAAATAACTGATAGGGCTGTTAATTCTGAACATATAGCAGTTAGTGCTTTAGATAATGAGCATTATTCAGCTGCATCAATTAGTGCAGATAAGTTTAACGCTGATACTGTTGTAACTGCTAGTGAGCAAGGTTCTGCAACTGTAAATGATACATCCTTCTTTACTACTTCAGCTGCAGACGCTAGATACTTCAATATTAGTTCAGGTGACACTATTAAAGATGGTGATACCTTCCCTGATAACGACACAACAATAGCTACAACCGCTGCTATCAATGATAGGATTATTGATCTTGTTGATGACGTAGGTGGTTTTGTACCAATAGCCAATGAAACATCTTTTCCCACTGCTAATCCTGACGTTAATAATGGGGCAGGTACTCTTGTTAGTATCAAGGCTCTCGCTAGTAACCTTACCTCAAATGGGTCTGGAGTGGCAACGATTGCTAACGGTGCAGGTTCTGGTAATACAGTAACTATTACAGGTTTAGCAAATAGTACTACATACGCTGCTACATTTGGTCTTATTGTAGAAACAACATCTACACTGCATACTTATGCATTCCATAGACAAGTACCTAAAGCTACTGAAGTAACTACAGTTGCTGGAAGTATAACTAATGTCAATACTGTAGCTGGAAATATTAGCAATGTTAATGCCGTAGCTGGGAATGCAACTAACATTAACGCAGTTCAAGGTAATGCTACTAATATCAATGCTGTAGCTGGAAATGCAACAAATATTAATGCTGTTGCTGGTAACGCTACAAATATTAATGCTGTTCAATCAAACGCAACTAATATAAATACAGTAGCTGCTGCGAATAGTAATGTTACTTCAGTAGCTGGATCTATATCAAATGTAAATACAGTAGCTACTAATATAAATGATGTTAGTAACTTTGCTGATCTATATCAAATAGCTACTTCCGCACCTACTCAAGATGGTGGAGGTAATTCATTAGCAGTCGGTGATCTTTGGTTTGATTCTTCATCAAATAAAGCATTGAAGATCTATGATGGATCGTCTGGTGACGGATTCTCAGCTGCTACACCAACTGCAAGTGTACTTCAAGACATAGCTATAGTATCTGGTCAGTTAACCTATGCTGAAGATTTAGGTTTAATTGGAGATTCTGTATCAACTGGTACTGGTAATAATATTAATACAGTTGCTACAAGTATTGCGAATGTTAATACAGTAGCAGGTGTTAGTTCTAATGTAACAACAGTTGCAGGTTCAATCTCTAATGTTAATTCTGTAGCTGGCTCAATAGCTAATGTTAATACTGCTGCAAGTAATTTAGCTAGTATAAATAATTTTGGTGAAGTATATAGAATTGCATCGTCAGCCCCTTCAAGTTCTTTAAATGCAGGTGATCTTTGGTTTGATTCATCTAGTAATGTACTAAAGTACTATAATGGTACAAACTGGACTGTTACAGCAGCAGCTGGTATGTCTGACGTTATTGACGATACTTCACCTGAACTTGGTGGTCATTTAGACTGCAATAATAAAAATCTCACTGAAGTAGGAACTGTCAGTGGAACTAACTTACAAATTGACTTTGGAACTCTCACATAACAATGGCTAAATTATTAAAACTAAGAAGAGGTACAACCTCACAACACGGTAGCTTCACTGGTGCAGAAGGAGAAGTCACTGTAGATACAGATAAAGAAACTCTTGTAGTACATGATGGCAGTACAGCTGGTGGTCATGCAGTAGCAGCTGAAGATATGGCTAACGTATCTAGTGCTTCTATTGTAGGAAGACTAGGATCAGGATCAATAGTAAAAGCTAAACTAGAAGCAGATATTATTGACGGAACTAAATTAGCTGACGACGCTGTTAATTCAGAACATTATGTAGATGCTAGTATTGATCACCAACATTTATCTAATGACTGCATAGATGGAGACAATATACAAGATGATGTAATCAACTCTGAACATATAGCTGCAGGTGCAGTTGATTTAGAACATATGTCCTCTGAATCAGTAGATGAAGATAATTTAAAAATATCTAACTCAGGTAGTAATGGTCAATACTTATCAAAACAATCTAGTAATGCTGGTGGATTAACATGGGCTACTGTAGATTTCTCACCATATGCTCCTTTAGCTTCCCCTGCGTTAACAGGAACAGCAACTGGGGTTAATCTAACATTATCTGGAAACTTAACTGTTAATGGTACAACTACTACAGTAGCTACTACTAACACTACAGTTACAGACAACCTTCTTGAGTTAAACAGTGGAGCAGGCTCTAATGGTAATGATTGCGGTATTTTAATTGAACGTGGTTCTACAGGTAATAATGCAATATTTGCTTGGGATGAAGCTAATGATAGATTCAGTTTAGGTACTACTACTGCTACTAATACTGCTACTGGGAGTATATCAATCAATACGGGTTCTCTTGCAGCAAATCTAGTAGGTAACGTAACTGGTAACGTAACTGGTAATTTAACTGGTACAGCTTCTTCAGCTACTAACGCTGATACTGTTGATACTTTACACGCTACAAGCTTTGTAAGATCTGATGCCTCTGATACCTTAACTGGACAGCAATACACCATTAGCAGTGCTACTAATGAAAAACTTATTTTATCTGGTTCGGCTTCTCCTTATATAAGATTCCAAGAAGGCACTACAAATAGAGCTTATCTTGAATACAATACTGGAAATATATTTTTATGGAATCAAAATAGTAATACTGGTTTGAGAGTAGGTGCTGGTATTGATTTTTATCATGGAGGTGCCTATAGAGACCTTGTTCACCAGAACAACGTAGGTTCTGGCGGTGCGTTAAGTAGTAGTTCTGTTTATCTACAAGATCTTTATTGTTCTAACTGGCTTAGACAGAGCCAGAACCTTTATGGTCTATACAACTCAGCAAACAATAACTACTTCTATTCCAATTCGGGTGCTTACTGGGAACTTGCTTATAACGGATCTGCTGGTGGCTTGCGAATAGCAGATGGTCATAATGGAGCTGTAAGAGGTTATCTCTACGCTGATGATAGTAATAATGTAGGACTCTTAGATAATGCTGGTAGTTGGATTATTAAAGGTGATAGTAGTAGTAATACAACCGTCTATGGCAATGTAACGCCTTCAGCTAACAACAGTTTTAACTCAGGGTCGTCTAGTAATAAATGGGCAGCTGTTTATGCAACTACAGTTCATGATAGTAAAGGTACTTTAAGACAGATACCTAATAATCATACAACTTCTGCTTATACATTAGTAGCTGCTGATTCTGGTAAAGTTGTAACAAATACTTCAGGCGGCGTGAATGTTCCTTATAACGTTTTTGCAGTAGGGGATACTATTACAATAATTAATCAGAGTGGTTCTGATATTACTATTACCCAAGGTTCAAGTAATACTATGTACAATACAGCAGACGCATCTACTGGAAACCGTACCCTAGCTGGTCGTGGCATGGCTACCGTATGGTACAAAGCACAGAATGAATGCTATATCTCAGGTGCCGGATTAAGCTAATGACACCAATACAACAAATGCTCCTCGGTATAGGAGCAGTTAAAGGAGAATGGTGGGGTACCCGAGCAGTCCAAGCTTTCGGGTACTGGTATAAAGAAACTTCGGAATATATAACTATTGGTACCCTTGGTAACGCTTCTAGTTTTGGTAGTTGGACTAACACCCGACGAATGAAATGTGCTGGCATGTCTAACTCTGTTAGGCATGTCATAGCTGCTGGTGATGCTCATACTAGTAGTTATGCTGGTCTTATTCAATATGTCACTATTGGTACAACCAGTAATGCCATAGCATTTGGACAGTGTATACATGCTTATGAGCGTAGTGGTGCTAGTGACGGAATCTATGGAATTATCTATACCACTCCGTATAGTGGCTATAATTACATTGAATATATAACTATAGAAACAACAGGTAATGGTACTAATTTCGGGCTAGTCACACAAAAACACGGCTCTGTTGGATGTATGGGTACATCAGGTCATGCCAGAGCACTTTTTTACGGTGGTTATATGGGAGGTGTACTAGATTATATAAACTATCTTACTCCTTCAACTCCGGGTAATACAAGTGATTTTGGTAATTTAACTTTAGGTCGTTATGGTACCTGTGGTACAGGAGATGAGACTAGAGGTATATGTGGTGGTGGTGAACCTCAATCTGGTAATGCTGGTTATAACCACAGAACAATAGATTATGTCACTATGGCTACTACTGGTAACGCTACTGATTTTGGTGATTTACAAGGTATTTATAGACAGTATTTAGGAGAAGGTACAAATAATACTAGAGTACTTTTTACAGGAGGCTGGAATAATAATAAAACTATTGATTATATAACAGCACAAACTACTGGTAATGGTGCAGATTTTGGTGATCTAATAACTGGTAGAGATATGCACACCAGCGGATCTGGGCAATAAATTTTATCCACTCAATTAAATTATGACTTCAATAATCAAACAAGATTCACTAGGCTTTATAGTCAAAAGTGATAATATCAATGAAAAAGCTGTACAAAGAGTAACTGAATATTTACCTGAATTAATAGAAAAAACAAAAGCATTTGGTAGTCAAAATACCCAAACTACTTTATCAATGATGACGTTAACTATGTTAGGTGGTCAATCACCTTATCGTATGTTACGTCAGATATTAGCAGAAATAGAAAGAAGGAAAGGTGCTTTATCGGAAGGCCAAGTTAGTCATGCAAAACTAGTACATGAGATTGAAAGATTAGAGGATAAAACTGATCCCATTCAATCTGCAAAGTATCGTCAAGCTTGTGTTAAAATACAAGAATTAGAACAAAAGATTAATGGTGGTTTTAAAGATATGGCTATTTTGTGTGATGCTTATGTCAATATTAAAAAGACAAATGGTATAGAGGATTGGGATGAAGTAGCTTTTGAAGCTGAAGAAAAGAGACATCATGTAAGAAGATGTTTTGAAATGGTTTATCGTAATCTTGTCGATGCTGGAAGAATTGGTCTAGCAGCTATGGAATATATGCAGCAATTCGGAGTCCATGCACAAACGGCAAAAAAAGAAGTTATTGATTATATACAAAGTATTGACTTTAGAATTAATCAAGGGGAAGTATTACATGCAAATGATTTAGAAGATTTTTTAGATCGTATGGGTGAAAAATATGAAAAAGGTGCTGATTTAACTTCAGAGCGAATATTTGGTAAAAAGAATATTGCTAACCACGACTTTATGTATAAAACCGTCAGAGACTAGGTGAAAGTCCCTAAACTGCCTAAAGCTTTAGATATGCCTAGCATCCCTCTAGAGCCACCTACTGCAGATATGCCAGTATTTCCTCCTGTAGTTATACCTCCAAGCAATATCAAAGCTCCCAAGGGAGTAGAGCTGGAGGAAGTACCAGAGGAAACTGAAGATGCAGAAACTGCTAAAACTGAACAACCGACTCTTCGAGTACCTGTTGTAAAAATTGATCTACCCTTACCTAGTGCAGAAGTAGTAGCCACCGCTACTTATGCAGCCGTTGCAGCTGTAGCAACCACTACTTTAGCTACACCTTTATTCGATAAACTTAAAAAACAAATACAAAAGTTCCTACAGAAAAAAGTAGATAAATGGAAGGAAAACCGCCAGAAAAAGAAAAGGGACTCCTCGGTAAGCTAAAAGACGCAGCAGAGGATCAAGAACATCAAATCCAGATACTTGGTACATTCGTCAGACTTGGCGTTGTAGTATGGTCTGGATTTATAATAACTATGAACTACGTGGAGTTACCAATGGTTAAGAAATCAGGTAACTCAGATATCACGTTCGTTGCCAGTGTGTTTACGGGAGCACTTGCAACTTTTGGCTTAACCACTGGTAATAAAAACAGTGGGAACAGCAAACCCGTAAATTGTCCTATGGCTAAAAAAAAGGAAGAATGAAGAAATGGCTTTTACTCTTCCTACTGGCATCACCCACGGTAGCGAGAGCAGAATTAGTTCAACCCAACTTCACCCAAGGGTCGATGAACAGCACAACAACTACAACAATAGATATAGACGAAGAAATAGTCATTACCACCTATGGAGCAGCGTTAAACAAATGGTCGGGAGACAATATAACTCATACATCAGCAAGTTCTGGGGGGATAGTAGATTCAGATTCAGTCTTCAATATGACAACAGCTGGCTCAGACTTCTCACTAGAAGTAGTAACAAGAGCAGCCAGTCAGATCATAGAGAAGACAGAAATAGATCGAACTATCGAACAGGAATCTACTACTGTTTCCTTATCAGTCTTCTCGCAATAGCACCTGCTAAAGCAGAGGATGAAACAAATAACGTCTCAAATCCAGTTGCAGCAGCGACTGGTAATGTAACAAATCAGGCGGTGCAATTCCAGAATAATGGAGCACCGTCTAGACAACATTATGGTGGCGGGGTTAGCTGTAATGGTGCTACTATGACATTCTCTCCATTCTATATGGGGAATCATACAGTACCATACGATGATGAGATGAGTCAGAGAAGCTACACAATAGCTGAAAACTGGGGAGGACAACTTAACTTTATGATTCCTTTAGACCGTGAAGGTTTAAAACGGTGCCGTAGTATTGCATCTAGACAAGAAGAGAAGTTAAGATTAGACTATGAATTAGTTAGGGTCTTAAAATGTGCTGAACTTCAGCGTAAAGGTTTTATGATAACTGAAACTTCTCGTGTCTATGAAATGTGTAATGATGTCGTCCCTATAGTTGCATACAATAAAGAAAAGAAAGTTGCAGTTAAGAATTACTTAAAAACAGAGTGTACTCCTATAGATAAAAAATTCCCTTGGAGTAAACGAGAGTACGAATGTCCAAAACAATCAACTGAAAAATGAGTTCATTTACAGATAAGAATAAGAATGCCGAAGCATCCTTAGACGGTCCTAATGACCTAAAACCTGAAGTTAAAACTTCTTTCATTGAACAAAAAGAAGCTGCCGAAGCAGCAAAAGAATCCACTGAATCCGAAGAATAATGATCCTAATTATCAAGCCCATCCTTTTCGCCTTCTTGAAATCAGACTCAGTTAAGAAGCTAGTAATTGATTTACTAACAGCTTATGTAGCTAGAACTGATAACAAATTAGATGACCAAGCATTAGAAATTGTTAA